GCTTGTCCGAATTTGCAACATTAGGCTAACCGTTACATATCCCCACATGGAACTTCCCGTGTACCGAATGACCGTGGATGAGGTTGACGAAGGCGTGCAATTCGTGGCCCTCGTTGATATGCCCGCCATTGAGAAACCCTTCCAAGCCTTCGCCAAGACCCCGCAACGCTTCGCTGAAACGGGAGAACGCCGTGTGCTGACCGGGCCGCTCATGCTGGCCGATACGCCCATCTACCGGAAGGACGACACCTACGGGGAGTACTATGTCGTATTCGACAAAGCCACCATCCGCAAGATTGTCCAAAAATATTTCAAGCAAGGGAACCAGCACAATGTGAACGCCTACCACAACGCTGAACTCGATGGCGTGTTCATGTTTGAGTCCTACATCACCGACACCGAGCGGGGCATCCTTGCGCCCAAAGGCTACGAGGACACCCCCGACGGGTCTTGGTTCGGGTCCTTCAAAGTGGAGAACAACGAGGTGTGGGAGAACCGCCATGCCTTCAAAGGTTTCTCCGTGGAGGGCTTGTTCGGCATGAAGAACACGGGGACTGAACTGGAGGTCGCACTTGCGGGCCTCGCAGACGATTTGACTAACTTTTTGCAACATATCCAACCTCAATACAAATCCCAATAACATGAACCTAAAATCAGCCATTGATACTTTGCGGACTGAACTCCGCAAGTTCACAACCCAAAAGCAAGCCTTTGCCGACTACAAGTTGGTAGATGGTACTGTTGTCCGTGTGGACGGCGACCTCGTTGCAGGAACCGCCGTGTATGTCATCACCGAGGACGAAACCCTGCCCGCTCCTGATGGCGAGCATCAAGTGGAAGGCGTTGGTGTCATCAAAACCGAAGGTGGCAAAATCACCGAAGTCGTCGTGGCCGAAGCCCCAGCACCTGCCGAAGAAGTCGCCGTTGCCGCAGAGATAACCCCCGAAGTTGCGGGTGAAGTGGTGAGTGAAATCGCCGAAGGTTATCCAATGGTGGATCCCGCCATGGTGGAAGAAATCGTCAAGAAGCACCTCGTCAGCATCATGGAGGAACTGAAGGCCGCCTACACCGAGATGGGCAAAATGAAGGACAAGATGGCCGCCTTTGCCAGCCAAATGGAAACCATGACCGACATCGTAGAAAAGGTCGCAGAACTCCCATCGGAAGCCCCCAAGCCAACCGCATCCGCAATCGTGGAGCAACGGAAGGCATCAGCCGCTCAAAACTTTGCGGCCATCGCACAATCAATCCAAACTCTTAAAAACTCCAAATAACCTTAACCCCCTAAAAACAAAATCATGGCATTTTCTTTCGGAAACCTTTCAGCCTACACCGACCAACAAAGGCTGCCCCTCATCACCAAAGCGGTCTTCGCCGCTCGCTCTGCTGCCCTCTTTACCAAGCAAGTTGGTATCAAGTCGGCTGCTGCGTTGAACCTCATGGACACCGATGCAAACATCGGGTCAGGAACCGTGTGCGGTTGGTCTGCAACAGGCAACACGACTTTCAGTCAGCGTAACATCACCGTCGGCGTGATGAAAATCCAAGAGGCTCTTTGCCCTCGCTCACTTGAGCAGTACTGGATGCAGTCCCAGTTGACTGCTGGTAGCCAATACGACGGCGTACCATTTGAGCAGGCGTTCTCCGAGCAGAAGGCTCTCCGCATCGCCGAAGCCTTGGAAACCGCCATTTGGCAGGGTAACTCCTACTTCAGCGGTGTCAACCAACTGCTGAACGCTGCGTCGGGTTCCACGGTTCTCGCCAACGCTTCCTCTACAACTTGGAACCCAGTATCGGCTTCCGTTGGTATCACGACTTCCAATGTCATCACCATCTTTGACAAGGTTTACAACGATATCCCGCAGGCTATCTTGACTAAAACTGACCTCGTAATCTTCTGCGGATGGAACAACTTCCGCACCTTGATTGGAGCGTTGAAGTCGCAGACAGGTGTCATGTACAACCAAGTGGACTTGCAAGGTTTGGCCGATGGTGACATCATCTACCCTGGTACCAATGTCCGCATCGTTGCCGTCCCAGGTTTGACCTCTACCAACCGCATCGTCGCAACTTACCTTGGTAACCTTTTCTACGGAACCGACTTGCTCTCCGACGAGGAAAACTTTGAGTTGTGGTACTCCAAGGACAACGATGAAGTACGCTTCCAAGCCGCCTTCAAAGCAGGTGTGCAGTTCGCCTATCCCGATTTGATGGTTGACTTCCGCTTGGCCTAAGTGTAAGGGGGGAGGGAAACTTCCCCCCGTTATTTTGTTCCATCCCTAAAATAAAATATACACTATGTCTTGCTCCCTAACTACGGGCTACGCCCTCGGATGCCGTGACGCCGTCGGCGGTATCAAAACTATTTTTGTCCAAACCTTGAACGCTACAGGCTCCGTGAATACGAACGGCAGCGGCTTGGTAACTGGATTCACGCCTACCTCGGTATCGGGGTCTTGGTTTGAATACGACTTGACTAAGGCTACCTCCAGCATGACGGAAACGCTGAACGCAAGCACCGAAAACGGTACTTTGTTCTACACGCCCGAAGTGACATTCACCATCAACAAGTTGCAGACATCCGTCCGTAATGAGTTGCGCTTGTTGGCTCGGAATCGCCTCTTGGTCATCGTCCTTGACAACAACGGACGCTATTGGTTGCTTGGTGCTGCGAATGGCTTGGAAGCATCTGCTGGAACTGCTGGGACTGGTACTGCATTCGGTGACCGTTCAGGCTACGAGATGACGCTCACGGGCATGGAACCTGACCCAATGCTGAACATCGCAGCCGCAACTTTCTCGGCTTCCACGACCCAAATCAGCGGTTCGTAAAGTATCTTTGACCTGCGGGTTCTCATACGCCCGCATGGTTTAGTGGTCAGGGGCCATCTCGCAAGGGGTGGCCCTTTTTTTTGTACCTTTGGGCATGAGAATTTGCATCGTTTACAACGCCCACCCGACGGGGTGTTCTTTTTACCGACTGGAGATGCCGAACGCATACCTCGGCGACAACTACACGGAGTTTGACTATGTCTGCGTGGACAACATTGCCAATGTCAAAGACGAAGACCTAAAGACCGTTGATGTGTGGCTTTTTAACCGCTTGTGGTGTCAAGGTACCTTGGAGCAAATTCGCAAGGTTTACGAGGCTCTAACGGCCTTTGGGGCGAAGGTCATTTTGGACCTTGACGACTATTGGGTGCTGGAGAGCGGGCATATCATGTATCGGCACTATTTGGACACCAAACTTGACGAGCAGATTCGGGAGCATATCCGCTTGGCCGACCATGTGACCACGACCACCGAACATTTGGCGCAGAAGATACGCCTGCTCAACAAGGCCGTCACCATCCTGCCGAATGAGCCGTACGAAGCATATCAGCAGTATAAGGCCAATCCTGACGAGGAGCCTGAGAAAGATAAGTTCAAGATTGGCTGGTTCGGAGGGGCGCAGCATCAGGAGGACATCGCCTTGGTGGAACATTCGTTTTCCCTGCTGGCCCACGACAAGTCGCTGGATGGGCGATACAAAATCTACCTCGGCGGGTGGAACGAGAACCCTGTTTACGCCGATTACGAAAAGATGCTATCATGCAGGGGGTTAAACAAGAACTACGGCCGCATCCAAGCCGCTGACATCTACTCCTATGTGGGCGGGTACAATTTCATCAACGCCACCATCGCACCCCTGCGTGATACCAAGTTCAACCGCCTCAAAAGCGAACTGAAAGTGGTTGAAGCGGGATGGATGGGCAAGGCTATCATCGCATCCGAAACCATCCCCTACACCGACATAATCGTCCACGGCCACAACGGGTTGCTCATCCCCTACGGCAAGAAAGACGCTTGGTACAAGGCGGTGAGGAAGTTCGTGAACGAACCCGACTACGCCAAAGCCCTTGCCGTGCAGTTGTCCAAGGATGTGAGGGAACACTTTGACATCAGCAAGACCGCCGAGCGGAGGGCCGAACTCTACCGAAGCATCGGGCGCAAATTGTGAAATTCGGGCGCATCCTACATTTGGGAATAGAGTGATTTACCTATCCCCCAACACCACTAACACGATTGTCGTCACTTGGACGCAGCGGGCAAGCACGGGCGACCGTTACATCTTGCGCCTGACCAACATCGCCAAGAACTCCACGACCGACTTCACCCTGCTGAAATCGGCCAACCTTTCTTCCTACACCGAACGCTATGATAAATTTCAGATTACCCTGGGGTCGCTTGAAACAGGCTCGTATCGTTATGAGGTTTACGATACCTCTTCCACGGTTAGCGCAGCCGTTGCGGTGGTTGAAACGGGCTTGGCGTATGTACAGGTAATCAGCCTCACATTTAACACCTTCGCCAATACCATCCAATACAATGTTTACGGCGCAAGTGCCGTCAGCATCTTTGATTCAACCTTTGACCAAACCTTCCAATGAGCGTACAAACTCGCAGTCAGTTACAGGCTTCGGCCCTGACCATCACTAACGAAACAACCGCCGCAGCCAATACCGCCGTCCGTGTGGGTGGACTCTTTGACGACCTCGCAGACACCGCTACCTTGGACCGAGAGCGGGGCGTTGCAAACCTGTACCTTGACACGGACACCAACTTCACCCCAACCCAAGGGAGTGCGGTAAAACTGACCTCTGCAATGAAGTCGGGTCTGCTGACTGCTTACAATTTTTCACGGACGACCAGTTCCATCACCTACACAGGCACGACGAGTGCTGCTTTGCGGGTATCGGCAAGCATGGTATTCTCGCAGGGGAACGGCAACCAAATCAAGATTTACATTGCCAAGAACGGCAACGCCATAAACCAGTCAATGACTGACATTACGACGGCTCACAATGACGGTCATTCGGTTACGATTGAAGCAGTTCTGCAAGGTGCGGTCAATGATGAGTTCACCATCTTAGTCAACGCCGTAAATAGTGGCGCAAACATCATAATTTCGGCTCTCAACTTCACCGTCCACACGCTATGAGCATAAAGCAATCATTTACCCAATGGTTGGGTATTGAACACAAAGTCCCCGTGATGCTTGAAAACAAGGCGGGCAAGTATATCACCTACGGGGCGTTCAACGAGTACCCCTACTATCTGCTGGACAACTACCGAAGGAGCAGCAAACACAACGCCATCGTGAATGGCAAGGTGAACTACATCGTGGGCGGTGGATGGCAACCAGGGGAGAAGATGACCGTGGAGCAGCAGGCAAGGTATGCCAAGTTCTTTGACGGACTATCCGAACACGACGACTTGAATGACATCACTGAAAAGTTGGTCTTGGACTTGGAACTATTCAACGGGTTTGCCGTCGCAGTCACATGGAACAAGATGGGAACCATTGCGAAAATGGAACACATTCCCTTTGAAAAAATCCGAGTGGACAAGGACGAGCGGATGTTTCAAGTGGCCGATTGGTACGACGATGCAATGGTTCAACTCTACCCGAAAATTGGGGATGTAGAAAAAATCCCCGCCTTTGATGCTGACAACCGCATCGGCAAGCAACTATTCTATTACAGGGTGTACGCAGCAGGCGTGAAGTCCTACCCCCTCCCCGAATACATGGGGGGGTTGGCTTGGATTGAAGCGGATGTGCAGGTGGCGAACTTTCACAACAACAATTTGCGGAACAACTTTTGGGGTGGGTATTTAATCAACTTCAACAACGGCATCCCGACACCCGAAGAGCAAGGCGACATTGAGCGTCAAATCAAGCGCAAGTTCAGCGGGACCGACAACGCTGGTCGCTTTGTTGTGACCTTCAACGACGATGTGTCAAAAGCCCCGACCTTGGAACCGCTCACCCCGTCCGATATGGACAAGCAGTTTGAGATTTTGAACAAGGCCATTCAGTCCGAAATATTTATCTCGCACAGGGTCGTGAACCCGATGCTATTTGGCGTGAAGACCGAAGGCCAACTAGGAGGCAGGCAAGAACTAGTGGAGGCGTACGAACTATTCAAGGCTACCTATGTGAACGACCGAGTGAGAAAGGTGGAGCGGATGATAAACTATTTGGGTTCGTTCAACGGCGTGGAAGGGATGGAACTGATTCCTGTGGAACCGATTACCGAGCAGTTAAGCGAAACCGCAATGATTCAAGCAATGACACCCACCGAACTGCGGGAGAAAGCGGGATTGCCTGCTATTGAGATTAAGACCGAAAGCAGCGTGCAGGATGTCATCACGGCCATTAATAGCCTCTCTCCGCTGGTTGCAAACAAGGTGCTGGAGTCAATGTCACCCAACGAAATCCGTGCGCTTGTATCACTTCCTGCGAAGGCAGAGGGTCAAGGACTGGTGACCCCCGCTGGCACGCCTTCGGATGTCGTCGGACCGAACGCCCAACCCGACGAGCAACCGCAAACCCCCGCCATGATGGGCAACGACAACATCAAGAAGTTGTCGGGCCGTGAGTACCAAAACCTTATGCGAATCGTCCGTCACTATGCGCAGGAAAAGATTACCTTGGAGATGGCCCGCACGATGCTATCCGCTGGATTCGGCCTAACCCCCGAAGAAGTGAACACGCTCCTTGGCGTGCAGGAGCAAGCCTTCAGCGAGCCTATGTGGGGCGAAGAAGACACCGAGGACTACGGATGGGGGGAAGAAGAGTTCAAGGTCTTGGAGGTGGTCGCAAGCAAGTTTGGGAGCAGTTCCGACGACTATGTGGTAATGCACTCCAAGCCAATGCGGTTTGACACCGACTTGGACGACCAGGTCCGTCAAGCCTTCGCAGAACTTGGCGAGGAAGAAAAAGAACTTGACAAGAAAATTGAAGCCTACCGCAAGAAGAACCGTGACGCAAGCGTGGAAGAAATGGCCAAGGAATTTGGAGTGAGCAAGGCGAAGGTCGCCAAGCGTGTGGCGTACTTGATTACAAAAGACCGTTACCCCATCGCCCGTGCCGTGGACCAAATCGCTGAGCAGGGCTTGCCCAAAAACATCAAGGAAGTGGCCGAACCCGTGCTGGAAGTCCGCTATAAATACGCATGGGCCGCAGGTTTCAGCAACAAGGATAAGAAGACCAGCCGTGAGTTCTGCAAGGTTATGCTGGACTTGGCTGACCAAGGGAAGGTTTACACCCGTGACGATATTGACGGCATCAGTAACATCATGGGCTACTCCGTGTGGAATCGCAGAGGCGGGTGGTATCATACCGCAAGCGGAGTGAACAGGCCGCAATGCCGCCATGTGTGGGAGCAGCAGTTGGTCATCCGTAAGGGCAATAAAATCACGAAAGCATGAAGGCACTCTTTATCAGCGAACAAACCCTGCTGGACAACTCGGTCATAAACGAGAATGTGTCGTTTACGCAGATACGGCCTACGATCGTCAAGGTGCAGGAGATGCGTATTCAGCCTATCGTTGGGTCGGCACTGTACAACGAAATGGTCGGGCAGGTGGTCAGCGGAACGACTACGGCGCTCAACACCACCCTGCTGGAAGATTACATCCAACCCGCTATGGTGCAATGGCTCTACTACGAACTCCCGATGGTCTTGGCGTTTAAGTACATGAACAAGGGAATGGTCCGCCGTACCAGCGAGGAATCTTCGCAGATGAGCATGGACGAGATTACCCGCTTGACGGACAAAGTGAAGAACGATGCCGAGTGGTACTCCGAACGCATCACCAGGTACCTAATGGAGAACCGCACCGACTACCCTCTGTTTAACTCACCTCCTTCGGCTTTGGACACCATCTACCCGAACGGTACGAACTACAACACAGGCATGGCCTTGGATGCAAGAACCCTGCGCCGTGGTGCTGGCTTGGACCGCCCTTGGCCTTACGGCTACGACCCCTACTGCAACAACTGCTAACTATGGGCGCACACGCAAAAAACATTTTGAAACTCCAAGCCTATGTCATGGATAAAAATCAAGCAAGCACTCCTTGCGCTTGCAAATGCCCATCCCCAGGTAAACTCCTTCGGGACGGGCGACCCGCTTGCAATCGGAACGGACAACACCATCAACCTGCGAACCCCAAGCCGTGAGCGCATCGTCTATCCTCTCGTCTTTGCGGATGTGCAGTCAGCGACTACGGATTTGGGTACTCTCAACCTTACTGTGGGTGTCTATTTTTCTGACCGAGTTGAATCCATTGCCACGATGGGTGGAGTGGTTTCGGGAAGCCCGACGCTGGGTTGGCAGGACAATGAAGACGAGGTTTTGAGCGACCAACTGCAAATCGCACAGGACTTCATTTCAAGCCTTACAAACGACCCGACGCAAGAGTGGACCCTAAGTACCTCCGTGTCGCTTACGAGGTTTGTAGAGAGCCGTGACGACCGCACCGCAGGATGGGTGG